TTATGTTGCAGGTTTTGGCGCTCCCAGTAAGGCGTGTTGTGCTGCGGCAAGTTCGTCCGATGTATCCGCGCCGGGAAATAAGTGGCCATAAACGTCTGCCGTAATGTTGATCGTCGCGTGCCCCATGCGGGCTTGCACCATTTTTAAAGGCAGGCCGAGGCCGCCATCCTCTTTGCGATTGATCATCCAAGAGGCATAGAAATGCCTAGCTGCGTGGAGGCCGGGATATTTCGCATCCAAAATAGGATCCCCGTTTTTATCCTGCCTGCCGGTATCGACGGCAAGGCCAGCCTTAATCTGTGTGGCTATCCAGCCGCGGCGACGCATATTGGCCAGACCTTCTACCGATCCGGCTCCGGTTGGAAAGCATAGGTTGAGTTTCCCCTTTGGACACTCGTGCCTCCAGTCCTTCAAGGCATCGATGACGATTGGCGGGATCGGTATTGTCCGCTCGCCAGCTTCTGTTTTGGGCGGCCCGATTTCATTGAAGCGGTCGGCGCGCTGCCGGACCTGGATTGCGCCTTTATCAAGATCGACATTGGACCAGGTCAGGCCGCGCAATTCGGATGCGCGCAGGCCGGCGAAGATAGCGACGAGGAATAATGGCCGCCAGCGACCTTCAAGCGCACCGATTATCGACCGAATTTCTCCCGGTGTCGGAATATCGACGCCCACCTTCAATTTGCCTTTCTGGCGTTTTTCTTGGCGGCTTGTCGATGATCTTGTTTTCGATTTCTCGCGCACGACGTTGCGCACGACCAATCCGCGATCCTGCGCATCGGCAAGCAGCGAACCGAGACTGACCAGTACCTTGCGGACCATCGCGGGCGACCGACCTTCTTCGCGCAGCTTATCTTCAAACGCGCGGACCGACGCGATATTCAGGCGCGATAGCTTCGTTGCCCCTATGAACGGCACGATGTGAAGTTCGACATGCTGGCGGTATTGATTCGCTGTTGTGCGCTCAAGGCCGCGCGCATCCACCGCTGCAAGCCATAGCTCGCCAGCCTTCTTGACAGTGACGCTTTCGGATTCCGCGACGTGAACGCCTTGGCGGACCTCGCCGCGCACGGTTAGCAGGAAATCATCGGCATCTTTTTTACGGACGAACTGTTTGAATCTGCGCTTGCCGTCACCGTCACGATATTCGGCGAGCCAAGCGATTTTGCCTGATGGGAGAGTACGTTTTCGAATTGCCATAGTGTTGCATAACCGACACGCGGAATATGTGCAACACATAACAACAAGCGGAGCCACTTGACAAACGGCGTGGAGTCGCTTTCAATCCGTTGCGCTTCAGAAATGAAGGCGCAATTGTCCTTATGGGGAATAACTAGGATTTTATCAAAACTGTGTCAAGCACAAAAAACGAAAAAGGAAAAAAATAAATGCAGGCTGCCAATGACGACCTTGCTTCTGACCTTCTGGTCGGCGCCGATGCCATTGCAGATTTTACCGGAATGAAGGCCAGGACTATCTACCATTTAGCGGCCAAACGGGCCTTCCCGACCTTCAAAATGGGCGACCTTGTATGTGCTCGGAAATCCAAAATTCTGGAATTTATTGAAAGGCAGGAGGCGGCATGAAAAACGACTATTCTTCACTTCTTGAACTTATGAAAATGCACCGCCGTGATTTGGTGGATCGTCTTGAAAACGATGATGACCCGAAGACTGCAAAAATGCTTGGTGAAGCCCATCTGGCCATCCTTGCCATTGAAGCGGTCATGTCCGAGCGCCCCTCAGAGAAAACCGGTCCGAAAATCGAATTCGATGAAAAAGGCTGGCCTATCGCCCCGGCATAATTAGCGAGCTTGGCGCATTGCCGGTTAAAAGGAAACACCATGAAAAAGATTGAGGCAGCGCCTCTCGATTTGACCGAGGATCAGGCGACCATCCTTTGGGATTGGTCGTACGAAATTGAGACGGTAATCAAACGCAGTGCTGGCATTGCGATTGCGATGAACGTGGGCAGGAATACGCTTCTGCACGGAGAATCCAGTGTCTCTCATAAAGAATATGGGCGCCGCTGTGGGGTTTGTCGTCGCACTATTGATACCGCAGTGAAGCAATTGAAGCAGCACGACATCATACAGCGCATCGGCACCACAGAGGCGGGGGTAGCCATCTATCGTGCTAATTTCCAGTGGCGGAAGGCCCCAGCGAATGGCGTGGCATAGAATCCGCGTAAAGGACAAAGCCGCCTTCCGAGAAGACATGCAGGAAGACACAACCCTGACCGACCTTCAAAAGCGTATGATTTCGGTTATTGTCAAGCACTGGAGCAATGCGCGCATGGCTGCGGAATGCAGCAACTCATTCATCGCAGTCGGCGCCGGCACGACCGTGAAAATGGTGAAGAAGTATAAGCCATCACTGATTGCCAGCGGTCGAGTATCGGTAAAGAAAGAGCACACCTTCACGGAATCGACGCTCTGGGATGTGAACTGGTTTTTTCGCGGCAGCGCCTATACTCGGCATATGAACGGTGGCAAGCCTATTTCTGATTGCCGCAAGGTGGCCCCCAAGGATGCGCAGGGGAGCCCCCCGTATATGCATAAGGGTGCCCCCCAAGATTGCATAGGGGGGTGGCCCCCAGATATGCATGGGGGTGGTCCCCAAGTGGGGGCCCAATTCCATCCTCTACGAGGATGTATAGGCGCCCCTACAGGAGCGCGCCCTTTGGGGGGCGCGCAGGGAGTGGCGCCATTAAAAGAAAAGAAAAACAACCCGCGCGCGCAACCCGGTTTTGCCCGATGGAAAATCGTTCATGCTGAATATGAAGGCGAGGACGAGGATGTGTTCGTAGCTCACCTTCGGAGCGGCGCAAATCGTAAATTTGTTTTGCGCTGCCATATCGAGAGCGAGGAATATTGTGCTCTTGATGACGCCATAGGCATTGATGGTGATACGGAATACATAATCGGAACTCAGATCGCCATGTCCGTGAACCGAACTGGCCCTAAAGAGATCAGGCGTGCCGATCCTCTGCCGTGGCAGACGGCAGACATCGTATCGGGTGAAACAAATCCAGACGGCAGCGCAATCATGCGCGTCATCATTGATGGCGAGGAATCAAAGATGCGCCTGACCTCTCCGCAAGCTGCCGCCCTTATCGAATCTTGCGGGGGCGAAAAAGAAACCATAGGTGCGCGGGTTCGCTTTCGGTTGATGCCCGACGATAGCATGGAGTTTTATACCGCATGAAACATCCAGAAACTTACGAACTGCCGATCGACATCCCGGCAGAAAAAGCAGCAGCCCGCGAATGGCTGGCAAAAAAAATGGAAGGTGCCACAGTGACACGATTGCCGACAAAGCCACAGCCAGAGCCGCGAGGATGGAAGCCGCGCGAGCGCAGTTCACCGGCCAATGATAACGAACCGGCGATCCCGATCTGCGAAGCGCTGGTCCGCGATAAACGCCCTGACGATGCTGCGATGATCCGGCGCTATCGTTATCTTGTGGATGTAGCTGGGCTGCCGCAAGAGGACATCCAAGCCGAAGTCGGAACGCAGGGCATCGACGTTGCCCGCCGAACTAGCTTCGATGACGATGGCAGGATGCGTGATCATGGCGCGCGCATTTCCGCAAAGGTGGCAACTTCATACGGCAACCGCAACACTGTTACCGCCGATGACATTCCCCGCCGCGCACAAGCCCCCACAGTGCCGACGATCGGTGAGGGCAGCATCATTGCTCACATTGACGCGAAGGCCGTCATTGGGCCGTTACGGGCCGCTGTGGGGCCTTTGCTTGACGTTTTTGAAGATGCGGCGATAGGCGGCATGACGATGACGCGGATTGGCGAGCATCATGGCTTTAAGGGTAAGCAGGCCAGCGCAGCGGGCAAGGCGCTGGTATACGCCGCCGTGGATGCGGTTCGCGATGCGTGGAACCGGGACAATCGTCTGGCAGCGGTGCAGGCACGGCTAGCTGACGAGGCGGTCCGAAAGGCTGGGGACAAGCGAGATGCGGAGAATATTCTATACTTCGGCAAGGACATAACCACGAAGCCGGGCATGATTTATGGGCGATCGAAGGCGGCATAGCTTTCTCGTTGGCTGGCAAGCATATGCCAGCAAACGAGAACTATTTGATCGAGCACAGGAAAGTAGCCTGACCGTCGCTAACGCGCACTCAACTCCCCTATGACGGGGGAGCTAAAACAAATTGCGGGGCCGCTTCGGTGGTCCCTTTTTCTTGCGGACTTGTGAGCCGCCCCGACAATCTTGCCGCCGCATTGAAAAAATCTGCGGCCTAACTGCCGCTTTTTGCAATCTCGCAACCTGTTGCGGTGAAGGGGTTCAACCGCTATGCGGTTGCGGTGCACCCCAAAACCGCTTTTGCGGTTACAAGTGAATACACATTTTCAAAAGGTCGCTTCGGCGGCCTTTTCTGTTCTGGCGCTTTGAGTAGCTGCCGGACTCGCAGGCGGTTGCGGTGTTTTCTCCTCACGCAATCGCCTGCGCCCAATCCCCGCGCTGCGAACTGTTTGGGCCGCCCTCGTCCGCGCTGAATACTGGACGGATTCCGTTCACCAGCCTGCTTTTTTTTAGCCGCTCATTCGGCAGCAACACGAAACACGTCAAAATTGAAAGGACGAAATATGCACCTTCCAGACAGGTGGAGGCGGGCCGCCTTTGGCGTGGCCGAATCCGCCGCAATTTTAGCAATACCAGAGGACACCCTGCGAACATGGATGGCCCGAGAACCTTCAGGGGATTTTGCCGGTGCAAAGACTGGTGGCCGGGTTTTCCTGTCCGGGGCCGACTTGTTTTTTTACAGCCTTATCCGCGAATTTACGGCTTATGGCGTGGCGGTGCGCACGGCCATGGGTGAGGCGGGGAAGATCGCCAATGACTCGCTCTATGAAATGCCAGCGCAGAAATATGTCGCCATCAGGCGGCGCGTCGGTTTTTCCGAATTTGAACTCACTGACGCGCCCAATCTCGATGACAGGCCAGTTGCCATCATTCCGATTAAACAGATGATGCACATGCTGATCCAGCGTGTGGAAGGGGCATACTAATGTGGCCGTTCCAAACGAAAACCGCGCCCGTCGAAGAAACCAAGGCCAGCAGCGACATAGTAAGCCCTGAAGGCTGGTTTGTTGCGCACTTCGGTGGTGGCCCGGACGACATCGCAGCGACCGCGCACACTGCCTTGCAGGTGCCAGCGGTTGCATCGGCGATCCGCCTCATAAGCGAAGCTGCGGCTTCATTGGATGTTCGCGTCCAACGAAAAGTTGGCGGCGTCTGGAAGGACGTGCCTAATCATCCAGCCGTCAAGCTTTTGAACAATGAGGCGAACGAATGGACCAGCGGCTTTGAACTGACGCGCGGCTTGCTCATTGAGACGCTGACGTCCGATCCCGGCGGCTTTGCGCTTGTGACGCGATCCAGCGACAACCGACCGATTGCGATCCGCAAGTATAAGCCCGGCATAATCCAAGTCGAGTTTTCGGCAGAAGGCGACGGCCAGCCCTTATATAAAAAGAACGGCAAAGCTCTTCGCTCCAGCGACGTCATACATGTTCGGAACGCTTTCAATACGGCACCGATCAGTCATGCGCGCGACGCCATCGCTTTTGCCAGAGGATTGCAAGCCTATGGACGGCAATTGTTCCAGAACGGCGCACGACCGGGCGGCCTTTTGAAGACGACAAAGCCCATCGGTGATCGGGGCGTGGAGGCGATGCTGAAAGGATGGACTGCGGCTTTCTCCGGCTCCCAGAATGCAGGGAAGACGCCAGTGCTATGGGATGGCACCGACTACACGCAGCTCGGTCTTTCATCCACCGATGCGCAGTTTCTCGAAAATCGCCGGTTCCAGAACGAGGAAATCGCCCGCGCCTTCCGTGTGCCGCCCACAATGATATTCGACCTTGAGCGTGGAACATGGGGCAATGCCGAGCAGATGGGGCGAGAGTTTCTGACATACTGCTTGGAACCTTGGCTGCGAGAGCTTGAAGGTGCCTATGGGCGGGCTTTGCTCACCGATGACGAGCGGCGCAATCATCGCATCCTGTTTGACCGCGATGACCTGACCCGCGCCAGCCTGACCGAACGCGCCACGGCGGTTTCATCACTTATTTCCAATACATCGATCTCCCCGAACGAGGCTCGCACTTGGTTGCTGGACCTTCCTCCTCGTGAGGGCGGAGACGTGTACCAGAACCCTGCCATTCAAGTGCAGGCGCAAGAGCCAACGGCAGAAACAAAGCCTGCGGCATAAACTTCCAAAAAAGGAATATTCCATTGGTTGAAATCACTCGTGATTTTGATGGTGTCGAGCGCACCTTCAGAGTCAAAGACCCCGCTTTGTTCGAGCAAATCACGCCTCGCAAATCGGTCTATGCCTACTTGCAGCTTTTTACCGCTGGCGACTGGAGCATCGATGATGTTGCACTCGTGCTTTCCTTCGCCCTACACGGCCCCACTCCCCATTTAGCGCGGGAGTGGAGTCTGATGAAGCAGATGGGCAGATGGGGCAGCGCGCTGCAATATCGTCTTTCATACACGCCTCACCCGGACGTCGTGGCCGTCGTGTCAAAAGCGCCCGGCAATTACGCGCCCATTGCGATCGATCTGCTAACTGAACTCGTCTTTGGATCTGGCGCATCAGTGGAGGCTGACGATGAGTAACACGCTCGCAGCGGTGGAACTCGACGTCAAGTCGGTCCAGGAGGATGGCACATTTTCCGGCTACGCGGCTGTTTTCGACACGAAAGACCAGGGCGGCGATATTATCCGCAAGGGTGCTTTCGCCGCCTCTCTGGCCCGTCTGCCGGCTAACAAGGTCAAGATGCTTTGGCAACATGACCGAGATGAGTTGATCGGTATTTGGACGAAATTCGAGGAGGACGACTACGGCTTGAAAGCCGACGGTCGTTTGCTTCTCGAAACCACCCGCGCCCGCGAAGCGCACGCGCTGATGAAGGCGGGCGCACTGGACGGCATGTCCATCGGGTTCAACACCATACGCGCCACCCGTGATCAATCCAATTCTGCCCGCGTCTTGGAAGAAGTGCTTCTAAAAGAGGTCAGTCTCGTGACCTTTCCCATGCACAAAGACGCCATCATCTCCAACGTCAAATCCGACAATGAAACAATCGCCGCCATCCGTGCGGCCACTCAGGCAATTAAGGAAATCTAATGACTGCTATTCTCAAACTCGAAACGAAATCCGAATCCGAACTCGACGTCAAGGCCGTCCTTGATGACCTCACTAATGAAGTAAAAGCCAAGGCGGAGAATGATAATAAGCTCGTCGATCGTCTGGACAAGCTGGAGGCCAAACTGGCCCACAATGACAATGAGCCGACCGAAACGAAGTCTGCCGGCGAGCAGCTTGTTGAAAGCGATGCCTTTAAAGATTGGGCGGTGTCTGGTAAAAAGGGCAGCGCAGACATCGAGTTGAAGGCCATCACCACTGGCGCCGCCACGGTGGGCACCGGCACTGATGGCAGCACGTCTCTTGTGCCGTCTCACCATGTTCCGGGCATCATCGCTCCGGCTGTTCGTCCGCTCACTATCCGCGCACTTCTTGCGCAGGGCAGCACCACGTCGGGCGTGATCCAGTACGTGCGAGAGACCGGCTTTACCAATAATGCGGCCCCTGTCGCGGAAGGCGCTGCCAAGCCGTATTCTGACATCACATTCGATCAGGAAACCGAGAACGTTCGCGTGATTGCTCACCTATTCAAGGCCAGCCGCCAGGTGCTTGAGGACTCGGCCCAGCTTGCCAGCTACATTGATACCCGCGCTCGGGATGGCCTTGCGGACGTTGAGGAAGCCCAGCTTCTCAATGGTGACGGCACCGGCCAGAACTTGAACGGCTTGATCCCAAACGCAACCGCGTTTGACACCGCTCTCGTTGACGCCGATGATAATAAGGCAGACATTATTCGCCGCGCAATCTTGCAGGTTCGCCTTGCGGAATACCGGGCCGATGGCATCGTGCTTCACCCAACCGATTGGGCAGACATTGAAGTCCTTAAGGAAACCACGGGCGGGTATATATGGTCTAATCCTACCATCAATAACGGGCAAAACTTGTGGGGCATCCCTGTGGTCGATACCACGGCCATGCCGGTCGGCAACTTCTTGGTCGGCGCTTTTGCCCGTGCTGCGCAGATATTCGACCGCTGGCAGGACCGCGTTGAAGTGTCGAACTCGAACGTGGATGATTTTGAAAAAAACCTCGTCACCATCCGGGCAGAGGAACGCCTGGCGCTGGCAATCTACCGTAAGGAAAGCTTTGTGTACGGCGCGTTTGAAGAACCTGTCGGCGGCGTGTAACTTCTAATCTGGCGGGAGGAACGACGGGCTAGCTTTCAGTCCGAAAGGTGCATCAAGGCCCGCCACCATCCAAATAACCTTGATGCGCCATGAGCGCCACGGGAGGCCGCACGCGCGACGCTGCGGTCTCCTTTTTTAATAGGAGACCCTAATGGTCAACCGTATTACGTCATGCGGCTGTTCGGTGCCGAAGGGCAGCAAGTGCGTCCATGAGCTAAAACGGCAGGCCGCCCGGCAGCGCCAGAATGACGAGGAGCGCGGCTCTAGCGCCAGCCGAGGCTATGACAAAGACTGGTCGAAGCTGCGCTTCCGCTTCCTGCACCATCATCCATTGTGCGTGGTGTGTGGCGCAAAGGCCAGTCACGTAGACCATATCCAATCGGTGCGCGACCGGCCCGAGCTACGGCTCGAATGGACTAACCTGCGCTCAATGTGCGGGCCATGCCATGGCCGAAGGACGGCGCGCGATCAGAGCCAGAACTGGGGGAAGCGATGAACAGAGCAGACATGGCCAGCGTCTGGCCGCCGACCGCCGCCGTCGCTCGCGAGGCAGGACATGCGCAGGTAAGTCCGATGCGCGCGATCCGTGCGAAATGCACAGATTGTTGCGCTGGTCAGCTTTCCGAGATTCGGGCCTGTGAGACGGTTGCTTGCGCCCTGTGGCCCTTCCGCAGTGGTAGCCATCCCTACACAAGCGCGAAGGTGAAAAACCCTCTCGTGGAGCGGGATTTTTGACGGGAACCCCCCACCGGGGGGTGGTTTCGAACTTTCTCCGATCAGACGGAGACCACCCGCGCCCCACAATTCACATTTCCCTCTAAATAGGAATTTCATCCTATGTCAATTGTCGACTTGGCCGTTATGAAGGCCGAACTAGGTATCATCGATGATGCCGATGATAACCTGATTGCATCCAAAATTGACGCCGCTCAGGCACATCTTGAAGCGCTTTTGGGCTTTGAAATCGAAGTAAAGTTTCCTGACGGCGCCCCTGCCGATCTTGTTGCTGCGGTGAAGATGCTGGCGGCTGGGTGGTACGAAAACCGAGAATCCGCCCTCGTCGGCTTGTCGGGCATGGAAGTGCCGCACGGAGTCTGGGAGATTGTCAATAACCGCCGCAACTATTGGGGTGTCAGCGATGGCGCGTAGTAAAGACCTACAGGCTCTTATCAACACACTGAACGCTATCCCCAAAGCCGTCCGCGCCAAGATCGATCCCGCCATTGAAAAAGGTGCGGACGAGATGGTCGAGCGCATGCGTCTGCTCGTTCCTGACGATCCGAAAACCGGCGGCAAAGACTTGAAGGCCAGCATCAAAAAGGTGCGCGGACCGGTGCCCATGGCGATCCGCGTTCAAGCGATCGATGAGAACGCCAAAGGCGAGGACAATGCGCTGTTTCAGGAATATGGCACACTCAAAGGCGACCAAGGCCGACCGCAAACGGCTCAGCCTTTCTTTTGGCCGTCTGTCAACACCACGAAAAAGCGCGTGCGTCGTCGCATCGATCGGGCGATTTCCAAGGCGGTGAAGGAGGCGTTCGAGAAATGAATATTTTCATTTTGCGAATGAACTTGTGCAACGTCGATTGCGAGAGATCGACCATTGTCGCTTCGTTCGATGCGAGAGTGGGCGACTTCAAAATCCATAACGCGCAAGTGCGTGCGGACCATCGTGACGGGCGCTTGTTCATATCGCTGCCCGGGCGTCAGCGTGGCGGTATCTCTCTGGCATTCGGCGATGTGCGCACCGCGTTGGCGGAGGCAGCATTGGAGGCGTACAATGAGCGAAGCTAGTTTGGCGGCCCAGCGGCTTGCCGTGACGGCCATGCGTGCCCGCGCGGCGCTGACGGCGCTTGTGCCTGCGTCAAGCATCATGGATCGGAACGAACGGCCTGAAGTTTTTCCGTGTATCATTGTGGGTGAAGCGCAGACGGTCGGCGATGACATCGACTGCGCCGACCTTTCGACGGTCTATCTGACTCTGCATGTCTGGACGCGCGAAAACACCTTCACCGAATGCAAATCGATCTGCGGCGAAATCCGCCGTGCACTGCGCCGCTTGAATGAGATTCAGGACGGGTTTGCATTGGATTTTAGCTTTGAAGATGCGCGCTATCTGCGCGATCCATCCGGCGAGCATAGTCATGGCGTCGTAACATTTCACGTCACTGCGGAGGATATGGTTGCGATATGAGGGCAGGAAAACTCGCTGAAACGATCACGCTGCGCGGTGCCACATATGTTGATGACGGCTATGGCGGGCAGGTGCGTGTCGAAGTCGATCACGCCACCTTGCGCGCGCAGATTATCGAAGAATCAACCGATGAATATATGCGCAATTACGGCACCAGCACCGAAAGAGTCACGATCTTCCGCACGCGGTTCATTGATGGCGTCACGTTAGACATGAGCGTCGTTCACGACGGGCGGTCGTATAATCTCAAGCAGATAAAAACGATAGGAAGGCGGCGCGGTCTGGAATTGCGCTGTGTGGCATTGAATGGCTAGGGGCAGGAAAGCAGAAGTACGGGCGCTCGATGGCGCATTGGCCGAAGCACCGAAACCGCCTGCATGGATGCCAGCGCATGGCAAGGCCGAGTGGCGCCGTGTCGTGCCGCAACTGGTAGCTGATCGTAAGATCGCCGCTCATGAATTGCAGACGGTTGAAGCTTATTGTCTGGCGGTCGCAACCATGAGGCAGGCCGAGGAAGCGGTTCGTCTGCATGGTTTGACCTTTGAGTCCGATAGCGGTCCTAAGCGACGGCCCGAAACAACCATCCTGAAAGAAAATCTGGAAGCCGCCAGACGGCTTGCCGCAGAACTTGGCCTGACACCGGCCAGTCGCAACAAGAATAGCGGAGGCGCACGCGGTGACGGAGAGGCTGCCGAATTTGGCGTGGATATTTGACGATAGCCCGATCCCTGATCCTCACGGTAAGGGCGAAGCTGCCGTCAAGTTTATTAAAGCGCTGAGACATCCAAAATCCAGCCTGCCGGGGCGGGCATTCGTCCTTGATCCGTGGCAGGAACGCATAGTTCGCAAGATTTATGGCGATACCGCCGAGGACGGCACGCGGAAAATTCAAGAGTTATTTCTTATGGTCGGACGCGGCAACCGTAAGACAAGTCTTATGGCTGCCTGCCTCATGCTTCATCTGATCGGGCCGGAGCGCGTGCCCATGTCATCGATCAGCAGCATCGCCAATGCCCGCGACCAAGCTGGCCTGACGTTTCGCGAAATGGCCGGCATATGCCGAGCAACGCCGCGCATTCTAGAGGCCGTTCATATTCAGGACAGTGCCAAGCGCATCACATACACAAAGCATAACATTGTCTATGAAGCCCTGTCTTCCGACGCCAAGTCTGCACATGGACGTTCTGATGTGGCCGTCTTCTGGGATGAGGGCCATTGCGAAACCAAGTTTGACCTTATTGAAGCTGCCGAAACGACGCTCAATAAGGGGCAGAATACCCTCCTGCTTTCTGCGTCAACGGCGGGCATCGGTCAGCTAGGGCCGTTCTATGCGAAATATGACCATGCGCGGAAGATCGTTGACGGTCGCGTGCAGGATGAAACATTCCTGCCGATTCTGTTTGAAGCGCCGCGTGACGTCGATTTCCGTGACGAGGAATGGCTGTTCGCAACCAATCCCGGCTTGCGGCACGGTTATCCGAATATCCGAAAACTGCGGCGCTATATAGAGAAGTGCGAACACAGCCCCAGCGAACGCGAGTCGTTCAAGCGGCTACACTTATCGGTCTGGCTTGACGGCGCCGCCAATCCCGAATGGGACTTATCGATCTGGGATGAAGGGCATGGCGAGATTGACCTTGAAGCGCTGGCAGGTCGCCGCGCGTGGATAGGAGTGGATTTATCCAAGCGCATCGATCTATCGGCGGTGGCCTGCGCCATTGAACTGGATGACGATAAGTTTGCGTTGCACGTCATGGGCTTTTCTCCTGAAGCTCAATTACGCCGACGCGCCGATGAGGACAGCGCACCTTACTCGCAGTGGCGCGATGAAGGATGGCTGACTGCCTGCGAGGGCGATATTGTCGATTACGGCACGGTTGAAGGATATATCCGCGAGCTATGCGACCGCTTTGAAGTGCACGAGGTCGTCTTTGACGTGGCCATGGCCCGCGAGATGATGGAATCGCTAGAACGCGACGGCATTCCAGTCGCGGCGTTCCCGCAAACGCTCATGAACTTCGCCAAGCCGGTCGACACGTTCGAGGACATGTTTCTCAATCGCCGGCTTGTGCATGACAGCCCGCTCCTACGGTGGGCCGTGGGTAACACGGTCATGATGCGTGACCAGAACGACAATCGCAGGCCAGCTAAGAACAAGTCTGCCGATCGTATCGATCCATGTGTTGCGAGCATCATGGCTGTTTCGCGTGCCGCACAAGGCGCATCGGGCCGTTCGTCCTATGACGATGCGCCGGACGATTATGCATTTTTCTCAGTATAGGAGCCGACATGGCTAATAACGCCTCAAGAAAACTTATGGTGGACGTCGTCGCGCGCGTCGATAAACTTGAAAAGGCCATGAAGCGCGGCGTGCAGGTCTCTGACCAGCAGATGGGCCGCGTTGAAAAGCGCGCCAAGACGATGGTTTCCCGTGTCGACCGGCAGTTTTCAAAGCTGACATCTTCAATAGGAGGGCTTGGCAAAGCCTTTATTGGAGGTCTAGCCGGCGGCGCCTTAGTCGGCGGCTTTGAAGGACTAGCGCGAGGTGTTCGCAGCGTCGTTGCGGAGTTGACAAGTATCGGCGATATAGCGGCGAAGGTCGGCTTAACAACGGATGCGTTACAGCAATTACGTCATGTCGCGAGCCTGTCCGGCGTGGGTGTGAACAATCTCGATACAGCAATGCAGCGTTTTTCGCGCCGTGTAGGCGAGGCTGCAAACGGCTCGGGCGTCCTCAAAGATGTCCTGCAAGCCAATAATGTCCAACTGCGCAATGCGGATGGCACCATGCGCAATCAAGTCGATATACTTCGCGATTATGCAAACCTGATAAAAAACGCGGGTTCAGAACAAGAGCGGCTCCTACTGGCGTTTAAGGCCTTCGATTCCGAAGGTGCAGCCTTGGTCAATGTGTTTAAAGATGGTGCCAGCGCAATCGACAACATGCGCCAGAAGACCGAAGAAGCGGGCGGGGTTATCGATGCGCAGTTGATCAAACGTGCCGCCGAGCTTGACGTTGCCTGGACGAACACATGGCGCAATTTCGAGATCAACTCCAAAAACGCGATTATGACTGCCATCGACGCAATGACGCAACTGCGTGGCGCGTTTGATGACTATGAAAAGAGACTGGCTGCCGCAGAAGCAGGCCGCGTCGTTGGCGGCATGATGCTCAAGGGAGATACGCCTGAAAACCGCTTGGCGAGGCGCATGGCTGGTCAACCAATCAGCCCCGAAATGGCAGATGCGAATCAGAAGCTGGTGGAGGCCCTTGATCGGCGTTATAAATCTAATGATCCGGCAAAGGTTACGATTATCCCGCAAGGCACCAAAGAAGGCGGTAAAGGTAAGTCGGGCAGTAGCCGCAACACCGCCGCCGAACGTGCCTTGCGGGAAGCCGAAGCCGTACAACAGTTAATCGATAACTTGTCAGAGGAACTGCGGTTGGTGGGCGCCAGCGACGTCCAGCGCGCGAAGTCCAACGCCTTGCGTATGGCCGGTGCCGCCGCCACAGCAGAGCAGCGCGAAGAAATTTCCCGCATCGTGGAGGCGATCTATTCCGAACGCGAGGCCGTTGAAGCGGCACGCAGCCAGTACGAGGCGATGAACGACGCCGCGCGCGAGGCTACGGGGACGTTAGTGTCCAGCCTGATGAATGGAGAGAGCGCCGCTGATGCTCTTTCTAATGCTCTGGGCCGTGTCGCAGACCGCCTGTTGAACGAAGTGCTCGACGCGATATTTCAGGTCAACAAGGCTGGCGGCGGCGGCATCTTCGGTTCCATCCTCGGGCTGTTCGGCGGCGGCCAGATGGGCATCGCTATGAACGGCGGTATCGGGCTGTATGACAAAGGCGGCTACACTGGCCCCGGTGGCGTGAAGGAACCTGCCGGAGTTGTGCATAAAGGCGAAGTCGTCTGGTCGCAGAAAGACGTGGCGCGTCATGGAGGCGTGGCGACCGTCGAGGCAATGCGGCGCGGCCTGCGCGGTTACGATGTGGGCGGTGCACCGGGCTTCAGCATGCCTGCCGTACCGAAAATGCCGAACATCTCGAACGTCACGAATAATAATAGCGCCATCAACAGTGCACCCGTGATCAACGTCAATGTTGATGGCGCAACCGGGAATGCGGAAGTTGCCATGATGGTGAAGGCCGGAGTTGAGAAAGGTATTCAGGCTTGGCAGAAAACACCTTATTTTGCCAATGCCGTTGCTGGTGGCGTGAAGCAGGCGCGCCAGCGCGGGATGATTCGGTAACTTCCCCGAAGCGGGTATTCCCGCAACGGATTAATTCAATCAGTTAGAGGTGCGGAGCCGACCCTCCGCCACTCCCAAGGCCCTATAAACGAGCCTTGCCAGAAAGACTGAGGAAGGCAAGCAACTGGGTTGGGTGGCTGATAAAACTGGCCGGCATATTCCTTGCCCTTCAATTCTGCCTTGAAATATGCTTGCCTCTGGTTATCTGGGGGGCGGCAGAATGACAGAGATAATTAATCCGGCAGTTCATACGCGAAAGAAGCGCGTGATCGTCGTGGACACTGAAACAACTGGGGTTCTGCCCTTCGACAGAATAATCACGATCGGCGCGGTCAAAGTCGAGGGCGACGAGCTTCAAAGGCAATCGCTGCACTTAATCTTTGATCCTCGCAAGGATAGTCACCCGCAAGCTGAAGCCGTCCATGGCTATGATAATTGGATGACTCGTTACCAGGATTTGTTTGCCGATCTGGCCGCGCCATTGCGAAAGTGGTTCTCATGGGCCGATGAAATCGTGGCGCACAACGCAGAGTTCGACATGCGATACATCCAGCGGGAGTTTCGTAAGGCAGAAGTCGATATGCTGGACCATCCGATTTATTGCACCATGGAACGCGCACGCGAGATATGGAGAGGCGAGTCGGCCAAGCTTGATCATTGCCTGTCAAAGATTGGTCTTTCTCGTGTGGGTCAGCGCCACGGCGCGCTGGAGGATGCATATTTGACAGCTGGTCTCTATTTGCACCAACAGGGCGTCAAGAAGCCGTTGCCGCGCGTGAAGTCATGGTATCCGCCCAAAAACCTAAAGCCCTTCCCCGAGCGACCTTCAGGTGATCTACCGCGGCGGTCGCCAAAGCGTAGGAGCGCTGGAGGTTGAAGGGAATCCATTTGCTGAGTACGCTCACCATTCACAGATCCACAAGCTTCAGTATCCGCCAGCCTTCAGTGGTAATGCGTGCCCAATAGGTGCCGTCACTATCTTCTTCATATATAATCCAGCCGCGGAGTGCCATTCTGCGTACGACATCGACAGCCTTTGCTGGAACGTCATTGAACCGCAGCCGGTTGCCGGACACAAGGCGCAGGGCAGCTATTTGTGGCTGCGTGAGGCGCAGTACAGGCTTCTTGGATATATAACCGCTGGTGCTGAGCTGCGCGCCTGCTGCGGTTAGTACGAGGGTAATCTTGCCGCGCCTTGGTACTTGCATATCGACAAAGCCGAGCTTGGCCAGCTCCTGATACGCAACGATTTCTGGGTATTCCATTTTGTCCATAAGCAACCCTGTTTCAGTGGCTGCGATGCGGTCAACAAGCGCAATCTGTACCGGTGTTAACTTGTAGATCAAAATGGGCTTGGTGGACATATAGTCAGTCCTGCCTGTCTCTCAGCCTAACACCGTATCCGCCGCCGTTTTCGGGGATGAATACGACGCCCGCCGATTCGAGGGCGGCGCGGATGGCATCTATAGTGCGGGGTTGCAATTCTTCGCCGCGTTCTAAGCGTGAGATTGTATCCACTGAAACACCAGCTTCACGAGCTAAATCACGCACACCCCAGCCGATCGCTGCACGCGCCATTTTACATTGAACAGAATTAATCATGACAGTGTACCGATTTCCGCTTGACGTACTGATTTTGTATTGGTATCGGTACATTATCACGAAATCAGAACACTGCAACGCAAACCGCGCAGCACGCTTAACAGATTACTAATTCCTGATTGGCCGGTCCACAGAGCGTTCGCAACCCGTCCTCGGTATGCCCGGTCAATCAGGAACCCCACAGTTGAGGAGATACCGCCATGCAGCACCCCGTGCGAGCAAACGACACCGCTTTGCCTGAAAGGGTAGAAGTCGCGAGAGACCTGATTTTCGGGCTTGATGATGCTTTCGGACGATTGGACGCGGCCATTCGCGTTATGGACATGCTGACGGACGGAACGCCAGCCAATCTAGGGACGATTCCGCTGTATGGCCTGCATCGTGAGATTGACAGTCTTCTTTGGTCCGCAGCAGGAGGGCGGCCATGAGCACCTTCTATGACATCAGCAATCACGTTTGCGAAGTCCGCGCATTGGCCGACACGCTTTTGCATCTCGATATGCACGACGAAGATTTGTTCAATCGCGCATCTCCATACCTCATCCGGATATTGGCCGACAAAGCCGCGGAACTGGATCGGGCGCATGATGCATATGAGTTGACGCTGATGGCGAATGGGAGGGTGGCATGAGTGACTTATCGATGGGCTTCTTCATCAGCTCCGCCATATGGAGTTCACTACTGGCATGGCTCTGGCACATCCGGCCACCCCAACTAACAAGTTTCCGCGGCCTTTTTGTGTGTGGCCGCAGCAGCGACGGGTTCGTGCATGGCCCGAAGCTGCGGGACGGGATGTTTGTTCTCCGCAGGCCCGTCCAACCTATTGGATCTGTGGCGCAACTGGATAGCGCAGCCGTCTTCTAA